CCCTGAACTCCTGTTCGGTCAGACGCTTGCCGTCCACGATGTAATACCGTCCGCCTGCGTTCATTGCGGGTCTCCGTCGGGTTGAGTTGGATGAATCGGCTCTATTGCTGCGACAGCGTGTGCCAGGTGCTGAAGATGTCCAGCCACCAGATCTTGTCGCCGCTGATCTTGCGCACCTGGCCGCGACTGTGCTCCATGGCCGTCCAGTATTCGGTGTACTGCCAGCCGAGCGCGGCGTTGAACACGCGCTCGCGCATGGCTTCCAGGTCGCTGAACGGGCAGATGGTGTACACCCACACCTGGCGGGTGTTGCGCTGCTTGACCAGGTTGTCCGCGTTGGATTCGTCGCTGGTTTCTTCGGCGATGAAGCTGAGCGCGGCGGGCAGATCGGCGTTTTCCGGCAGGTCGAACGGCTCCACCTCCCACGCGTGCGCTACCGTCTCGAAACCGCCGGTGACGACCAACTCTGCCTCGAGATGCGCGATGAAAGCGGTGATCATCGCGCGGCCTTGTTCTGGAAGAACGTTAGGTTGCGATTGAGCTCGATGTTGGCGTCCTTGCCGATCTCACGCTCGACGACTTGAGCGACGTCGCGGTTGACCATTTGCGGCAGCGACAAGCTGAATTTGCGCTCGATCGGCAGACGGGTATCGCCCTGGCGCTGCATTGTGGGTCCGGAATCGCCGCGCAGTGGGAATGCGCCGGATACGACGCGGCGGCGCCCGGCCTTCTTGATCTTTGCGCTGACCGCCCGCCGTCGGCCGCGGTCCGTTGCAATCGTGCGGATGCTGGTGCCGAACCGGTCGAGCGGCAGCGGGCCGCCCCGGTATTCGAGAATCGATACGGTTTCTTCGGACGTCCGGCGCGAGCGCAGCGATACCGCTTCCTTTACGGTCGCCGCCTTGATGTTGTAGATTTTCCGGACTTCCTTGCTTACGTTCGTGCGCGCCTTGCGCATGGTGCGCGGGATCGTGGTGCGTATGGCCTTCTTCACGATCTCCGGGTCGAACGCGCGCTGCACTTCGTCGAAATTCTCGAAGCTGAATCGAAGCAACATCATCAGGTGTGTACCTCGAAGCTGACCACGTAGCCGTCGTCGGATTCGCGCCGGCCGATCGTGAACGATTCACCGTCCACCACCAGCGCCTGCCCATGCTTGGCGCCGGCGGCAAAGCTGCGCAAAAACGTAGCGCGCGTGATGCGGTCGATCACCCGGCCGTCATCGTCGAGCACCTCCAGATCGCGGTCGAGGATGACCTGGCCGGCCGTGCCGTCCAGCGTGCATTCCCGCGCGAACGCGAGAAACGCATCAGTGCTGGTGTCGAGCTCGATCATCGTCGTACCTCGATCGGTGTGCCGTTCGGCGTCTCGAATTGCAGCGCGGTCGTCTGCTCGCTCGTCAGCGTCACGGTGAGCGCCTCAATACCAATCAGGATTCGCCCGCACCGGCTGAGTCGCACCGCATGGCGCGGGGGATGTAGCCGAGCGTGGCTTCGAGGTCCACGTCGCCGCCGGAGTAGTCGATCTTGACCCAGTCGCGCGGGGGGTAGGTCCATTCCGCGGCGCTCATCTGTGCTACTGGCATGTCTTGCTCCTGGAATTGCCCGGTGTACGCGTACAGCCGCACACCTCGCGGGGTTTCGGGTTATACGGTGGCACCGGCCCGGGTGAGCTGCTCCAGGCTGACACCGCCGACGCGGTTGGCTGCAGCTTCCAGCGATTCGAACGGGCCGTCGGCTTCGCGGCTGGCGACGATGTCCCCGGCCGTTTTCTTGCCCACGCCCTTGATGGCCAGAATCGAGTCGACATCAGCTTCATTCAGATTGACGCCGGGCGGCTTCTCGGGCTCTTGTCCCTTGGGTGCCGTGACACGCTGGGCAAGGCCGCGCGAGATCAGGTCTTCTGCATGGCCTTTCGAGAGATCGACCAGAGTGCCGGGCGGATGATAGACCGGCCCCTCATCGGAGCCGGTCACCAGGGTTGTGGTTGATGTGATTTTCATGGCATTACCTCACCGTTGCGCTGAACGTGGCGTTCGGGCGGTAGGGCACGGTGAGCGGGGCGGACTGCATGAGCAGGTAGCGCACCGACGGATCCTGCTCGAGCCAGCTCTTGGAGAAGAAGGCACGCGGCTGGATGCCGGCGTCTTCGTCCAGGATGGCGCCGAAGGCACGCACGCCTTCGATGTTGACCGTATCGCCGATGATGACGGTGTGGTCGGGCAGCACCTTCTTGGTGGTGCCGTCTTCCGGGTCGATGTAGCTTTCATTGTAGACCCAGAGCTGGATATCGCCCAGGTTGCCGACGAGGCGGGCACGGGTGGCGCGGTCGAGCGTGATTGCGCCGGTTTCGGCCGTGCTGGAACCGCCGCGGCGAAGATCGACAGCCTTCTCGAACTTGGTGTCGGCCTTGAGCAGCTGCCAGGCCTTGACGTCCATGACCACCGCGTTGGGCACGGCGCCGGACTTGTCCTGCAGCGTTTCGATCCAGGTTTCCAGGTTGTCGACCGGGCTCACGCCGGATTCGCCCCAGCGCGCGGCCGAGGTGAGCGTGACCGACAGCGCGGCGTCGCGGCCGAAGCTCACGACCTTCTCCGGGTACTGGTCGCCCTTGACGGTGACCTGTCCGGCCCGCAGCGCCTCGGATGCCATGACCACCTGGCGGCGGGTGAGCATCTGCAGCTGGTCTTCGAGGTCGCGGCGCACGTTGGCGGCGCGGCGCTGCTCGGGCGACAGAGCGCCGCCGATCTGCTCACCGATGGCCCGGCGCAGCGAACGGTCTGGCCGGTGGACGCGCTTGTCCTTGGTGTAGGCGGGCTTGAAGCTGTTGGTCGCGAAGCCCTTGGACTGCACGACCTTGCCGGCCACCAGCGGGTGCACGAACGGCGTCAGGCGCGGCTTGTCGTCGTCGACGTCGAAGAAGATTTCCTCGGTATCGAAGGTCTCGATCTCGGGGAAGAAGACATCGAGCAGAAACGACGACGGGGGCCGGATCTGTTCGACGACGCGGTTGAGCGTGGAAGTGTTGAAGATATCCATGGATCAGGCTCCCTGGTTCGGGGTGATGAAGATGCCCAGCCCGCGGAGCGCTGCACGGTGGTCATCCGCCGTGTCGTCGCCGCCGAAGGTGAGCGCGAGTTCGTTGAAGTGGCCGGAAAGGTGCACCACGGCCTCGGCATCGGCCGCGGATGCATCCACGTCGTGCGCCAGGATGGCGTACGGGGCGTTGATGGACGCCGTGCCCGATGCGTCGTCAACCAGCACCAGCTTGTTGCTGTTGCCGGAATCCTTGGCCAGGACGGCGCCGGCGGTGAGCGCGCCGGTGCCCGAAAGCACCGTCTGCTTTTCCGAAACGCGCGGCATGTCGCCGGCGATCAGGTTGTCGTGGGCAAGCGTGCCCTCTTCGGTGAAGTCTGCAAGCATGGTCAGTTCCTCAGTTGCTGGAGCCGGCCCGGCCGGCGTTCAGGATGAAAGTGGCAGCGGCCTCGGTTTCGTCCGCTTCGGATTCGGCCGCACCGCCGTCGTCGGAGCTGATGCCCGGCGACTTGCCGGCCATGGCCGCGGCGAGCGGGTCGGCGCTGCCCTGGGTTTCTTGGGCGGAGGCTTCGAGGATCTCGGTGGCATCTTCAGCCGAGTATCCCTTGGCGGCGAGCTTGTGGGCCAGGGCAGGCCTGGTCTTCGCTGCATCGCATCCGAGAATGGTCAGGACTCGCTCTGCACCGGCTTTTTCGCCTTCTGCGAAATTGTCAGCTGCCAGTCTTTCATTGCCGCTGGTGGCTTCGGCCAGAAGTTCGTCGACTTCGGCCTGCGTGTACGTGCTCTCGTTGGCGGCCTGTCCCGCGCCGCCGGTTGCAGTTGCTGCGCTCATAGAGTTTCCTCCTTGTTGAGCATTGGCGCGGCCGGGGCCGCTGGGGAAAGCCGGATCCCTGTCGGGGTCCGGGTCTTCGAAATTGTCCTGAATGGCGGCCAGCAGCCGGCGGCCGGTGGTTACGCCGTCGGCCAGGCCCTGTTCGACCAGCTCGGGGCCGTCGAACACGGCGGCTTCGGTGGCGCGCACGGCTTCGGTGGTCATGCCGCGGAATTCGGCGATGCCTTCGACGAATGCGCGGTAGGTCTTGTCGACCTTGGCCTGGAGCTTTTCGCGATCGCTTTCGGATAGATCGCGGTAGGGGCTGCCCAGCACCTTTTCGGTGCCGGCGTGGATGTGCGTGACATTGATGCCGGCATCCTCGAGCGCGCCCTGCAGCGAGGCGTGCGTGATGACCACGCCGATGCTGCCGCCGTGGCTGGACCGG